AGAAAGATTATTTTAAAGCCGATGTTAGACAAGCAAGGCTAGATATAGCAGAAAAACGCTTAGAGCTAGCCAAAGACAAAATATTAAAAATACACAAGACTGCAAAGTACGACAAAGTCTGGGAATAATGAAAAGATTTCACTTTGAATGTTGTAAAGAATTAACAAAAGACTAAATACTACTATATTGGTTTAGGAATAATTATGAGACTCTCCGAAATGCGTACCGAAGTAACACCACAGAAAATTAACAAAGTTATGGAAAGCCGTTTTGGCTTTAGCATTGACTATGATAATTTAACTTATGCTAAGGCACAACGTCTAAGCAAAGCTCTTGCTGAAAATATCACAAATATTAAGCGCAGCTTTGGTAGCCACACAGCAGAAAAGAATTCTAAATATATGGAACTTATGCTGGTTAAAGAGGGCTTGGATCGTTGGTTAAACAGCGAGCAAGGTCTGTTTGAAAGCGAAATGGGCCGTAGCGAAGCAGTATTAGCTGCAAAAGATATGGTTGATTCTGTGCAAGATATGCTTGAGAAAGTTGGCAAGATGCAGAACGAACAAATGCCTGCTCTAGTAGATACAATCCGTGATCAAATTGGCAGTGAACAAGCCGAGCAGTTTAAAGGTGCAATTGGTCCATTGTTAACTACACTATACGATGCATTGAGTACAGGACGTGAATCAGCCGACACAGCAGTTCGCGCACTAGCTGGAGAACAGGTTGAGCAGCCAATGGATATGGGCTTAGGCGCACCCGGTGCAGATCTAGCAGGTGGTGCAGATCTAGCAGGTGGAGATCCTCTAAATCCAGATATGGACAGCGACATGGACACAGACGGATTTGACGCAACTGATGCAGCAGCTGGTGGCGAAGAAGAACTAGGACGTGAGCGTCGTTAATGCGTATTCGCGATATCATACTTGAGTCGAGTCTTGAATTTGAAGGCATCGAAGATGAAGCAGATACACGAGGTGATTCTGCTTTGATCACATCACTGGAATGGCTTCGCAATGAAGCTGAATCCAGTGGCGCGATAACTCCACGTGTTGCAGTAGACACAGTAATTGAACGTGTACGCAACATTCCTGGTAACGAAGCTTTTAATTTTGCCAATTTAGATGCAGCTTTTAAAAGTAACGACACAGTAAAGTCTTTGATTAAATCAATTAAAGATGACGGACAAAACGGCACCAAATACATTTATTTAACTCCCCCGGAGAATACACTTGATTCCGACGACCCTCTTGGGGCTGCTGGAGCACCAGCTGGGGATCCAAGTAAAGTTGTAAGCAAAATGGCTAGCCGAGCAGCCAGTAAATAAACTTTAAATCAACCAATGAATTTCAATAATGGCAGTTTCTGCCCCTTGCCGTTTGTGCATCAAGAAAAATTCTTTAACAACAAACATAATATCTGTTGTTACGGACAACAAACACAATCTGACAATCCTACACAAAATTCTATAGAGAGTTTTAATTCTGTTCGAATAAACTCAGTACGTACTAAAATGCTAGCCGGGGACAGACCCGAAGAGTGTAGCAGTTGTTACAAGTTTGAGGATCAAGGCGGGCATAGTCCCAGGATGTTTGAAACTCCTGCCTGGCTTAATTTGCTGGGTGCAAGACAAAGCCTAGAACATAATATAGAAAAATTTAAAGCCAATGAAATAGTGACTCCTACAAGTTACGATTTGCGCTACAGTAATACCTGTACCTTAAAATGTCGTATGTGTAACAGCGGAAGTAGTACATCCATAAATCAAGAATATAAAAAACTACAAAGTCAGTGGCCTAGAAAGTTTTGGACAACACCAAACTCTAGAACAGATCACGAAATACTCTTAAACGAAGATTTACAGAAAATTTATCTTGCAGGCGGAGAACCATTGGTTGAACCACTTAACTTAGATTTATTAAGGCGTGTTGCAGATGTCAATCCTGCAGTTAATTTGGTAATTAACACAAGTCTAAATAGATTAACTGATGATTGGCTAGCAGTATTAAATCGTTTTACTAATCTTACATTTACAATCAGTTTAGATGGCATCGGTACAGTAAATGATTACATTAGGCACGGCTCAGATTTTGCTACTGTGATGCAAAATATAGAACGTGTCAGATCCTGCGGGCACGAGTTGTTATTTTCATCGTGCATAAGCCTGTATAATATTTTTGATGTCAGCAATATCGTTAACTATGTTGCTAACCGTTTTCCCGAAGCAGCAGACAGCCACGGCATCAACATAGTTAACGACGTTGAAGAATTGTTTGTAGAAAATGTGCCACCTGAATTACGATCCGCACTAATAGAAGAATTAAAAAATTTATCAACCTCTATAGGCAACACTCCTTGTATTGGTGTTCAAAATTTGATTTTAATACTAGAACAGGATAATTTTAATCCTAATAAGTTTGAAAATTTTATAAAATACACTACAATACTAGATGAACACCGTGGAGAGTCGATAGTTCAAATACAGCCAAAATTTGTTGAATATTTTGATAAGTAAGTTTTTATAGCCCTATAAAGGAATAATATGGCATACAGCGATAAAGTGTTAGATCATTACGAAAATCCCCGCAACGTGGGATCATTCGAGAAAGGTGCCGACGACGTTGGTACAGGAATGGTGGGAGCACCGGCCTGCGGTGATGTAATGAAATTGCAGATAAAGGTACAAGATGGCGTTATCACGGATGCAAGGTTTAAGACATATGGTTGCGGCTCGGCGATTGCGTCGTCAAGCCTGGTCACTGAGTGGGTCAAAGGAAAAACCCTTGACGAAGCAGGAACTATTAAAAATACTGAAATTGCTCAAGAGCTAGCACTACCGCCAGTTAAAATACATTGTAGTATTCTAGCCGAGGATGCTATCAAAGCGGCAATAATTGATTATAGACAAAAACATGATACTACCAATCAAGAAGTGGCCGGATCCAGTACTACTTAAACCTTGCCGGCCCTGGGATTTTAATAATCCTCCCTTGGGATTACAACGTTTTGTTGAGCAAGACCTTGTTAACACAATGTTAAACGAGTTAGCATTAGGTCTTGCTGCGAATCAAGTTGGAATTTCTTATCGGGTTATGGCAATGAATGTACAGGCAGGCGCACACGCTGGCCGACAGATTGTAATGTTTAATCCCAAACTGTTGAGTATAAGCCAGGACTTATTTGATGCAGACGAAGGTTGTTTAAGTTTTCCGGGCGTGATGTTAAAAATATCTAGACCTAAGACCGTCGAAGTCGGGTGGCAAGATATGCAGCAAAATGCATATACCGCAGATTTCACTGACATAGATGCAAAATGTTTCCTACACGAACTGGACCACTTGGATGGCCGAGTCTTTAAAGATTATGTAAGTGAGTTAAAGTTTCAACGAGCAGTTTCAAAGGCAAAAAAATGATTACTATAACAGAAACAGCAGCTAAGAAAATTGTTAGCAATATTGCCAAGCGTGGATCGGGCGTGGGTATTAAAGTGGGCGTTAAAACCACAGGGTGTTCGGGCCTAGCATATGTATTAGAATACTTAGATACCCCACCTATTACACGTGACTGGTTTAAATTTGAACAAGATGGTGCAGTAATATGGGTAACCGGAAAAGATATAGTTTATTTGGACGGTCTTGAAATAGACTACGCACGACAGGGTCTAAACGAAGGGTTTGACTTTAAAAATCCCAAGGAAGCGGCACGTTGCGGCTGCGGCGAAAGTTTTACAATATAATGTCAATTGATTCGGAGTACCAAGCTAAACTTGCTTGGGCTAAAGAAAATCCTACTCTTTGCATTGACCCCTACCATACCCTTGATGTTAGAAAAGACACACCCACTAAACAAGTAGTCACTTGTTGTTGTAATTTAAACATACGTGATTTTGTTCCAGACTCTGGGTCTGACCCATTTAAAAAAATTAAAGAGCAGCAGTCTGCTGGGCAATGGCCCAAGGATTGTAATACTTGTCGTCTAGAAGAACTACACGGCGGCACCAGCGAGAGAATCAGAACAATATTATCTTACGACCTCAGTGTACTTAAAAAGTTTTCCCAAGAACAAAAGCTTAATTCATCGGAACTTAGAATCAAGTTTAGTAATGTATGCACTCTTGCCTGCAGAAGTTGTGCTCCCACAGATAGCACCACCTGGGCAAAAATTGGAAATTTAGAAGCAGAAGTTGAATGGCGTAGCGTTGATTTATCAAACGATCCATCTGTTTGGAATTTTATTACCCAATATATACTAGATAATCATTGCAAAATTGATAATTTTTATGTACACTTAATGGGAGGCGAACCATTGTTGCAACCAGGTGCAAGGAAGTTAATGCAATGGATAATCAACTCCGGCTTGGCTAAACAAATCGGTATAAGATTAACTACGTCACTGAACCCCCGCATTAATCAAGACTTGGCAGACATATTTTGTCAATTTAAGAGCGTAAGTTTTGGGCTCAGTATTGATAGTGTAGGAGACAATTACCATCTTGTGCGTTGGCCCGGGAAATTTAAAAGAGTAGAAGAAAATATAAATTTACTAGTGCAAATTAAAAATCAGCATAAGTTAAATTGGCAATTTAATCTTAGTCCAGTTTTCAGTTTAAATAATGTTTTTTATATTAGAGAATACTTAGACTACTGGTACAACTGGTCCAAAGAGCATAATGTTTATTTAAATTGGATGACAACTAATTTAGTATTGGGCACACAATTTTTAGACATACAGGCACTACCTGTCAGATATAGAGCCCAATTGAAAGAGTACTTAATTGACTGTAAGCAGCATCCAATATTTGCCGATCCGCGCAACCAGTCAATGACTATGTATAGTTTTTTATCTAGTACTGTAACAGAATTAGATCACTGGCCAGAAAATTTAAACTTATGGGATATGTATTTAGAAGTGTCTGCTGAATTTGATGTAAGGACTAACACCTCATCTGCAGAACTGAATTCAAAATTATTTGATTTATTAACACACAATGATAAAAATCTTTTTCAAAATAAACTAAGTTCAATTGACGTAAATAAAAAACTAATACCTAGAACCTACCTACTACAACAAATTAATTTAGACAAGACTCAACGCGAAATATACTACAAGCAATTTGTAAAACAACATAAAATACTATGATAACTCAACGCTATAACTATGCACCATTAAGTAGAACCACACTAGAAGGTAAACGTCATTATTGTTTACCCAACGGAGATAAAGTTCCCAGTGTTACTACAATCCTTGACCGAACTAAACCAGCAGAAGCAAGAGAAGCATTGGCACAATGGAAAAAAAATGTAGGTGAGGAACGTGCTCAACAAATCACCACAGAAGCAGCCAATCGTGGAACACGTATGCACAGCTACTTAGAATCATATGTATTAAGCGATGATATGAAACCATTGCCGTCTAATCCGTATGCACACCCAAGCTGGTTCATGGCAGCTGAGATCATACTTAAAGGATTAGTACAAGTAGACGAGTTTTGGGGCAGTGAGGTACCTGTGTACTATAGCGGATTATACGCAGGCACAACCGATTGCATTGGGCAGTGGAAAGGAAAGCCGGCAATTATTGACTTTAAACAAAGTAATAAAGTTAAAAAACGTGAATGGATTGGGGATTATTTTATTCAGCTGGCCGCCTATGCCCAAGCACACAATGATACTCACGGTACTACTATAGATACTGGTGCAATTTTAATGGCAGTGCAACCTAAGCTATTGGAAGATCAAACATACTCAACACCCGAGTACTTGGAATTTGTTATCGAAGGCGACGAGTTTGCTTATTGGACAGATGAATGGAATAAGCGTGTAGAATTGTATTACCTGAGCGTATAATGGAAAAAATAAAAATATCGCACTTGGACTTACCTATTATACGTAGCTGTAACTTAGCCTGCAAAGGGTGTATTACTCATAGCGACCATAAAAATATCAAAGGCATTGTCAGAGTTGAGGATAGCCTAGAATGGATGGAATTTTGGTCCACTAAGATAGACCCCCAGACTATTACACTATTTGGTGGCGAACCACTTTTGCATCCACAGTTTGCTGAATGGGCAGAAGCAGTTAGGGATATTTGGGGGATTAAAAAATTCCCGGGGGTAGGACAAAGACTAACAGTCAACACTAACGGTTACTACATAGATCGGCTTTACGATCAAATACCACGCCTGTTTGATGCCAGCGGAGGCTTTACAAAAATAGGTAAGAAAGTTGGACTAAGCATTGTTGTTAGTATACAAACAGGTATAGAACCTTATCTTAGTAAGGTTAAAGAAAACGTCGAAATACTTAAAGATAAGATTATCGAATATCATATGAGCTTGCCCAATGTTAGAACTGCGGTATGGGATCTTTGGCTCGATGAATACGAAATCAATACTAAACTTTGGTACCGATTACTAGTTAACGGTCAACGCACACACGTGGGCATTACCACCTGCGAACAATATAAAATACATTGGTGTACACATTACAAAGGTCACGGCGAAACAATGGAGCCGGTGTACGAGTACAACGACCAATGGTATGAGCAAAATCACGCACGATGTCAGGCAAAAGATTTTGTTACTCTTTATAAGGGTACATTATGGAAGTGCCCTCCGATGGGAGTGCTAGAACACTCACTGGATACATTTGGTATTGCAAACAAGGACATTTGGACTCCGTATCTAAAAGACTATAAAACTGTAAGCCCATTGTCGTCCGATGAGGAAATAATTGAGTGGTTTAATTTGCAAAAACAACCGGAAAAAGTATGCAATATGTGTGGTTTTTCTGGACCAACAAGCCCTACTATTACCGCTGAAGAACGCAGCCACCACTTAAAAAACTTTTGGAAATATACCTTATAGGTAATATGCTAAATACAAGATACAATAAAATCGGGGTTTAAGTATGGCAATTGTACAGATCAGCAGAATACAAGTACGTCGTGGCTTACAAGAGGAATTGCCTCAGCTGGCCAGCGGCGAATTCGGGTGGAGTTTAGACCAACGTAGACTTTTTATCGGAAATGGTACCTTAGATGAAGGCGCACCGACTGAAGGGTTAACTGAAGTATTAACTGAGTATAGTGATTTATTAGGTGGCGAAACAGTATACACATTTAAAGGGTTGTCCCCAGGGCCACAGGCAATAACTGGGACAGACATTAACAACCCAGAATATAGAACACTACAAGATAAACTTGACGATTTTTTAAGTGTCAAAGATTACGGTGCTGCCGGCGATGGCATTGTGGATGATACAGTTGCTATAAACCGTGCGCTAACTAGACAGTCGCAAGCACCAACTCACAGAACAATATATTTTCCAGCCGGTACTTATCGAATTACCAGTACGATTAATATTCCGCCATTTACTAAAATCCAAGGTGACGGTAAAGGTTCGTCGGTTATAATTGGTACATTCAACGGTCCATTGGCACAACTTGCTGATAGCTTTGGTCAAACTGGATCTCTATATGGCAACCCAGATACTGATGGAGTTTTACCCTTCATTGAAGAATATCATTTAAGCGACATAGCACTTTGGCAGTATTGTCCTACTTTTGATCAACCTGCACTATTAATTGATGGAGCATTTGCTGGTTCTTTTACTCGTGTAATGTTTAAAGGTTTGTTGACTGGCACTACTGCAGATTATGCCGTGTCAAAATCAGCAACAGGTACACTTGGTGCCTATACTTTTACCACCAATAACGTATCGGGATTGGTAACTGGTATGCCCATCGGGTGGCCCTCTAGCGGTCCATCGCAAACTACACAAACAGTTGGATTGGGTGGTACTATTCAAAGTATTACTGGTCCAGTTGGTGAACTATACACCGTAACCAGCGATGTAGCTAACTATGATAATTTTGCAAATTCTACGTTGTTGTTTTCTAGCTTAGACAACGCTAACCCAGTGTTCGACATTTACCGCGGGTCTGGTATAGCAGGAGTGTATATTCCCAACAGATCACAGACACAGTCTGTTAACAATTTAATATTTAACCAATGCGATTTTTTGTGCATTGGCGTGGGTGTTGAAATGAACGAAGATTGTCACACTCTTACATTCTTTGACTCTTATTTTGACAAAGTATATCACTTTGTCAATGTAGGAAACAACACGTCAGTTTCAAGTGGATCTGTTCTACCTTACGATATAACATTTAGAAACAACTATTTCCGTTATTGTGCTAACATAGGAATATATGGACACACTGGTGTCAACAATTTAATATCCAGCGAAAATACCTATATTGGTTACGGAACACAAGATTACTTAACTAATAGTTTAAATGCACCATCTGTTGTTAACCCATCTGGAGTTGCTGCTTATCCTGCAATAAATTTCAGTGGCAGCAAAAATTTCAGTGTATCGGACCAGTTTTTTGACGGTGGCGCATTTCCTACTATACCTTATGTTGAGGATAATGGCTATGTATCGTATCAATTCATTCACGACATTGGCGTAGTTAATGGACGTAAAACTCTAGGGTACGGCCAATCATTGACGCTCAACAATGCCGGAAGTTTTACTACAACCGGAATTTCTAATTATCCCGGGACTTATACTAATCTAGTAATGGATTATATGATTAATCACGCAGGCGGAAAACGCACCGGCAGATTGGTAGTATCGGGCATTGGCGGTACATATACTACGGATGAAGAATATACAGAAGACACTAATGTTGGAGTTTCTTTACGTGCCAACACTACAACCGGAAACATTGAATATACTTCAACTACTTCGGGAAATGCAGCAATACTTACCTACAGTTTAAATTATTTCAGACCTTAATAAATGTGGAAACTTGATACCGGTGAGCGAATTGCTCACTGGCGTGAATTTCGAAGAAGTTTAGACTCACTAACCTTTAACCAAGCAATTGATTCTGTTGCCAAATTTTGGCAACGATGCCCTTTCACGCCTTATTACTTAGACCCAACCGATGTAGAAAATTGGCCAGACCCGTGGACATTAATTTACGAAAATCACTATTGTGATATTGCAAAATGTCTAGGAATCATGTATACTATATTGTTAACTAAGCATAGAATTAACTTAGACATTGAAATGCGTGTATACGAAGATCCAGAAACTAAGTACGTTTATAATTTATGCTGGATCAATCAAGGGAAATGTATTATTAATTTGATTGACGGAGAAACTGTAAATAAAGAACAGTTTCAAAAAATCCTTGTGTTAAAACGACGCTATACAGCAGAAGAATTACAATTACATAATTATTAAGAGGCATCAATGACGGTTATTCAAGTTATTAAACGAGATGGACACCAGACTCCGCTCGATCTAGAGAAATGGCAAGCGCAAATAGCAAAAGTATGTAAAGGGATCGCAGATGTAAGTCAGTCAATGATAGAAATCAAAAGTCAACCACATTTTTATGATAAAATTACCACTAAAGAAATTGACGAAATTACATTACGTGCCATTGTTGACTTAATTGACGTAGAAACAAATTCTGATGTAGGACATACCAATTATCAATATGTAGCAGGCAAGCAACGTCTCAGTATGTTGCGTAAAGATGTATATGGGCAATATCAGCCACCTCGCCTGTACGAAATTGTTTGTAAGAACGTAGCTGCTGGCGTATACACAAGTGAACTACTAACTTGGTATACCGAGGATGATTGGAATAAGATGGACGATATTGTCGATCATGAGAAAGATGAGCAATATGGCTATGCTGCAATTGAGCAGCTAATCGAAAAATATCTAGTACGCAATCGCACTACAAAAGAAACATACGAAACACCTCAAGTACGTTACATGGTGGCTGCGGCTACTGTGTTTCACAGCGAAGAGCCTAATTTGGCTCGTATGAAATATATCAAGGAATATTACAATGCGGCGTCAGACGGACTATTCACTCTTGCTACCCCTGTGTTGGCTGGGCTCGGCACTCCAACTAAACAGTTTAGTAGTTGTGTTCTTATTCGCAGTGACGATAATCTCGATAGCATCTTTGCATCTGGAGAAATGATGGCCAAGTATGCCGCCAAACGTGCTGGCATTGGTCTTGAAATTGGTCGTTTACGCCCACTCGGAGCACCTATCCGCGGCGGCGAGATCATGCACACAGGTATGATTCCGTTCTTAAAGAAATGGTTCGGCGATCTACGTAGTTGTAGCCAAGGCGGCATTCGCAATGCCAGTGCCACTGTGTTCTATCCCATATGGCACTATCAATTTGATGATCTGATTGTGCTTAAAAACAATCAAGGCACAGAAGAAACTCGTGTACGCTTTATGGACTACGGTGTTGTTCTAAGTGCATTGTTTTGGCGCCGCTTCAAGAACAAAGAAATGATCACATTCTTTGATCCCAACGAAGTGCCTGACCTACATCAAGCTTTCTATAGCAATACAGCTCTGTTTGAGGAGCTATATGTCAAATACGAAAAACGTAAAGACCTGCGTAAGAAAACAATGAGTGCTGAAGAAGTATTCAAATCTGGGTTACTTAAAGAGCGCACAGACACAGGACGCATTTATCTTGTGTTCATCGACAACGTAATGAATCAAGGACCATTTGATCCCGAGTATCATACCATCTTCCAAAGCAATTTGTGCTGCGAGATCTTACTGCCCACAGTGCCATTTCAGAGATTAGATGACGATGAAGGTCGTATTGCATTATGTACACTGGGATCGATTAATTGGGGTGCGTTCCGTAATCCAGAAGATATGCGTCGTGCTTGCCGCATACTGCATCGTAGTCTCAATAATATTCTAGACTACCAAGACTTCTTGAGCATACAAAGCAAACTTAGCAACGATGAAATTCGTCCATTGGGTATTGGCATTACTAATCTAGCCTATTGGCACGCCAAGCGCAGCTTACAATACGGTGACAAAGATGCGTTAGCTGAAATTAAATCGTGGATGGAACACCAAAGTTTCTATCTAACAGAAGCTTCGGTTGAACTAGCTAGAGAACGTGGTGCGTGTGCGCACAGCAACAAGACACGCTATGGACAAGGTGTATTTCCTTGGGAACTACGTGCTGCGGGAGTCAATGAACTTGCTGACTTTGCACCCGAACTTGATTGGGAAACCCTACGTGCTCAAATGAAAGAACACGGTGTACGCAATGCCACACAAATGGCTATTGCTCCTGTGGAAAGTTCAAGTGTTGTTATTAACAGCACAAACGGCATTGAAATGCCAATGAGCTTGATTACGGTCAAGGAATCGAAAGCTGGATCACTAGTACAAGTAGCCCCCGAATATCAAAGACTAAAAAACAAATACCAACTGATGTGGGAACAAGCAGATTGTGTGGGTTATCTAAAGACAGCGGCAGTGCTGGCAGCATATGTGGATCAGAGCATAAGTACTAATACATTCTATTCGCCAAAGCATTTTCCAGATCGTAAAGTACCAACTACGCTAATTGCCAAGAATTTAATGCAAGCACATTTATGGGGGTTGAAGACAATGTATTACTCACTAATTGATAAACAAGGTAGCAAAATGGCAGCAGAAATACCCCCAGATACTCCACTTGAACAAATTGATTTTGACGACGATGATGATTGTCTGGCCTGCAAATTATAAAATGAATTATCAAAAAATATATAACAATTTAATGCATTGTGATGTAGCACGAGTAGGGTATGTCGAAAAACATCATATCCTGCCTCGTTGTTTAGGTGGCACCGACGATAAAGAAAATTTAGTTGGATTGTATCCCGAAGAACATTATATTGCTCATTTATTATTGTGTAAAATTTATCCTGGGAATCAAAAATTGTTGTATGCAGCAATGAATATGACAACAGGTTCAATGACTAATAATGGTAAGCGAAATAATAAAGCATATGGTTGGCTTCGCAGACAATACGCAGAATCTATGTCAGGTGATAATAATCCTGCTCGCCGTAATCCTAATCTACAAAAGGAAGCCGCTAAGAAAAGAGTAGGACAAAAACGTACAAAAGAAACCAAAGCAAGAATGTCTGCTGCACAAAAAGGCAGGACGTTAACAGAGGAGCATAAAGCCAAACTATCAATTGCAGCAACTACTCGACCTCCTATTTCTATAGAAACAAGACAAAAATTAAAACAGAGAATTCCTAATAGAGGTATGCGTGGGAAAACAATGTCACCAGAAACCAGAGCAAAGATGTCGGCGTCCCAACAAGGTAAAACAATGTCAGAAGAAGCAAAGGCAAAAATGAGAGTTGCGGCAAAGATTAGAGAAGAAAATAAACGTAAACAAAGAGAATTAGAACAATGAGCAAAGCACAATACGACTTAAAAACTAAAACAGACTACTTGAATCGTAAGATGTTTCTGGACCCAGCAGGGCCAGTTACTATACAACGTTTCGAAGAAGTCAAGTATAACAAGGTTGCCAACTTTGAAACTACAGCACGTGGATTCTTTTGGGTACCTGAAGAGATCAGTCTAACCAAAGATGCTGCCGACTTTAAAGATGCCAGTGATGCTGTAAAACATATCTTTACCAGTAACCTACTACGCCAAACAGCCTTAGACAGTTTACAAGGACGCGGTCCTGCACAGGTGTTTACGCCGTGTGTCAGCTTGCCCGAGCTTGAAGCACTAATGTATAACTGGAGTTTTTTTGAAACAAACATTCACAGTCGCAGCTACAGTCACATTATCCGTAACATTTACAATGTGCCTAAAGATGTGTTCAACTCTATCCACGACACCGAAGAAATTGTTAGCATGGCATCAAGTGTAGGCGAATATTATGATAATCTGCATATCATTAACTGTCGCAAGGAAGTTGGAGTTGCTACTCCAGAGTATGCACACATCAAAGCAATTTGGTTAGCCTTGCACGCCAGTTATGCTCTTGAAGCATTCCGTTTCATGGTCAGCTTTGCTACAAGTCTGGCAATGGTAGAGAATAGAATCTTCATTGGCAATGGCAACATCATCAGTCTTATCTTACAAGACGAACTACTACACAAAGGCTGGACTGCTTTCTTGATCAATCAGGTTATTAAAGAAGATCCTCGCTTTGCAGAAGTCAAGGCCGATTGCGAAGAAGAAGTTTACGAGATTTATCGAGATGTCATTCTTGAGGAAAAGGCTTGGGCCACTTATTTGTTTAAGAAAGGTCCTGTGATTGGTCTCAATGCCAATATCCTAATGGACTTTGTGGACTATACTGCGGTAGATGCACTCAAGCAAATTGGTATCAAGTATCAAGGCTCGGCACCACGTACCACTCCAATTCCGTGGTTCAACAAGCACACTGATATCAGTAAGAAGCAGTCGGCATTACAAGAAACAGAATCAACAAACTATGTTATCGGTGTAATGAGCGACGACTTAGATTACAATCAGTTACCATCATTATAAGGAAAATATGAAACTAACAATCTACACAAAAAATGATTGCCCATACTGCGATATGGCAAAAGCACTATTAGAAAGTCGAGGCATTGAATATACCGCAGTCGATGTGGCAGTTCGTACAGAAGCTCGTGACTATTTGATTGAGCAAGGCTTGCGTAGTGTGCCACAAATTTTCAATGGTACGACATTAATTCAAGGTGGCTATCAGGGTCTAGCTGCCAAACCAGAAGAATTTTGGACAGAACTAAAAGGATAATTATGTTAATCTCATCAAAAAAATATGCAGTAAATGATATTGTGACTTTCAAGTTGGTAAATGGTGATGAAACCATTGCAAAAATAGTAGAAGAAACAGCGGACCATTATGTGTTAAACAAACCCTGCACCGGCATTCCTACCCCCAATGGTCTTGCTCTTATGCAAAGCCTGGTTTCTGGTGATATAAATACTAATATAGTGCTGGAAAAAAAGTATGTAATAATGCATACTCCCACTGCCGATAGAGTTCAAGTACATTACATTGAAACTACCACTGGAATTAAAACAGCACCCAAAGGTGGAATTATAACATAATATGGCAGCAGGATTACCCATAGCGGTTGTAGGCGGATTTACTGATACTCCTGGTCTCAGTGGTAGACTTGTGGGTGTTGCGGGTCAAGTTTTGTATGGGGCCATAGCTGGTGGACCAGT